GCTTGTTTTTATGCGAATATCAGCCACCAGACATTGTATGATTATCAGAAAATCAACCCTAAGTTTGTTGACCGAAAAGAGGCACTGAAGAAAAAGCCAATTTTGAAGGCAAGAAGGACGGTGGTGAGAGGATTAAATAAAGCGGATAATGCCCGATGGTTTCTTGAAAGAAAATTAAAAAAGGAATTTGCTACAAGAACAGAATTAACCGGCGAGGACGGTAAAACATTGCCGATTCAGTTCGTAATAAAAAAACAAGATGGCGGAGCAAATAATCAAGGAAATTAATCTTTTCCCGGCGCAATACGACGCTTTCAATTTTGAAACGCAGTTTGGCGCGGCCGTGGGAGGCGTGCAAAGCGGTAAAACATTTGTTGGTTCGTTATGGGCCGGGAAAAAGATTGAGGAATTTCCAAAAGAACACGGGGCAATCATCGCGCCGACTTATAAAATTTTGCAGCAAAGCACGCTGGAAAAGTTTTTTAACCAGTTTCCAAATTTAAGGAAATATTACAAAGAACAGAAAGGCGTGATTGAATTGCCCACCGGCGGCAAGGTGTTTATCAGATCAGGAGACGAACCATTGAGTTTGGAAGGTATGACGCTTAAATGGGCGTGGATGGACGAGGCGGGAATGATGAAGCGGATGACTTGGACAGTTATTCGTTCGCGCGTATCAACCACCGGCGGGCAAGTGTTTATGACAACAACGCCTTATGATCTTGGGTGGATGTACCAAGAGTTTTATATGCCGTGGAAAATGGGAATTGATAAGTCGCTATCGTTCTTTAATTGGCGGTCAACCGACAATCCATATTTTCCGAAAGCGTATTACGAACAGGAAAAAATGAGATTGCGTCCGGAAGAGTTTAATCGGCGTTATTGCGGCCTGTTTACGAAAATGGAAGGGCTTGTGTGGGACTTGCCGGAGGCACAGGTGATTAATCCGATACCGGAAATAGAATTTAGGGCGCAGATTGTTATTGCCGGCATTGATTGGGGTTTTCGCAATCCGGCCGCGATTCCGGTATTGGCATTGTTGGATAATGCCTGGTATGTGATTGACGAGTGGTATGAATCGGGAAAAGTTACGGCCGAAATAATCCAAGCGGCGAAAAACAAGATGGTTGATCGCCGAGTGCAGCGGTTCTATCCCGATCCGGCCGAACCTGACAGGATCAAAGAGTGTAAAGATGCCGGGTTGAATGTTTTCGAATCGAACAATGACATTAAAGGCGGGATTTCGCACATTCAACAGTTGATAAACGAAAAAAGATTTTTTGTTTTTAGGAATTGTAAAAATTGGCTTGATGAACAAAGCAAATATCATTATCCGCCCGGGGTGGAAGGAAAACCGTATAGCGACGAGCCGTTGAAGATTGGCGATCATTTGATGAGCTCCACGCGATACGCGATTCATTCGTTTGAACCGTTGGAAAATGATTACAAGCCAAATTATCAACAGACAAAAGTAGTTTGTAAAAAATATTATCCTGGAATGGGATTTTAAAAATATGAATATTGAAATTGAAGAAATAAATAAGATAATTGAAAAAGAAAGAAAAAGTTTAAAAGAATTTTGCCAAAAATGTTGTCATTCTCCTTTTTGCCAGCATAGATTCGCTGATGGTATTCTTAGTGATATTAAAGAACAAATAAAAAAAGAAATGATGATGAAAACAATTAAAAAATCGCCAATAATTAAATTGGATAGATTTGATAGAGTTTTAGTAATTAACGAGGCATTGGAATACACATTATTAAAAAATGGTTGGATAGAAAAAACCGATGTCGAAGGCGAATATCTGCCAACCAAGGATTTTCAATTTTTTTACGATGGAGCAATGGGTCTATGAAAATAATTGTTCAGTGCCGGCATTGCGGCGCAATCATTTTAAAAACGGAAGAGGCGATTATCGGACTGTTGCATATTACCAGCAAATGCCCGAATCAAAATTGTCCGAAAAAAGGATTGCTTTTGTGGCCGAATGATATCCAAACAAAAGAGGAAGTTTTGCCATTTGACACAAAATCGCGTCCTGGTGTAAAATATAATTGACAATCAAATATCAATCAGCGAGGAATCCTACGGGACAGATCGCGTGCCTACGGGCCGAACTCTTTTCAAATAATTTTTTGTTTGAAAAGATTTCGGTCTGTTTTTTATTAAATAATCAAAATGGAAGTAACCACAAAAAACGCACAAGATTTTCCGGCAGTCGTTGATCCGCTATATTCCAAATTCAAAGCGGAAAAAGAAAGCGGCCTTGAATTTCAAAAACGCCGACATGATCAATGGCGGGAAACTTATTGTTTTGATCGGGATATTGTTCATATCAACGCGCTAACGCAACGCCAGGCGGTGAACATTCCGATTATGAAAGAGACCAAGAAAACAATCTTGGCCCGCATTGATGACGCGCCATCGGTATTTTTTGACTGCTTGGAAGAAGGTGCGGATGGGCGCGATAAGGAAATTATCGTCAATGAGTTGTGGAATGACGACAGCGATCGGTTAAATTTTGAAGCGATTGATATTTTGGAAAAAAGCAATGTAATACTTTACGGCCGGACATTTACCGTTCTTAACTGGAAAGATGGCCGGTTTTTTTGCGAAGTTGCAGATAATCTGGATATTGTGATTGATCCGAAAACCAGCGTTACCGATATTGAATCGGCGCGTTTTTTTACCCGGATGCATATTTTCAAAACTTTAAAAGAAGTTTTGTCGAATGAAAAATACACCGAGAAAGGAAAAGGAACATTGAAAACAAATTTGCAATCATCGCTTCCGGGAGGAGTTTTGACATTTACCAAGGATGATTCTCAAAATGCCAAAGATCAAATATTGCAAGATTTGAGTATTACCAATTTTGACGAATTAAACGCTTTTGACGCGCAGATAGAGTTGGCCGAGCATTACACGAATATTTGGGACGATAAAGCTAAGAAATGGGTTAGATATGTGCAGGTTTGGGCTAACGAAAGCGCGTTGCTTTATAATAAGCCGCTAAAAGAAACTTTGGGCGTTGAATTTTGGCCGATAATCTCTTGGGCCGAGGATCTGGATGGAAAGGATTTTTGGAACGATGGCATTGGCGACACCGTGCGCACTCCGAACAAAGTGGCTAATATTTATTTTTCTTCGATGTTGGAAAATCGGGCATACAATAATCTTTCAATGTTTTGGTATTTGCCGGTCAAGGATTATACGCCGCAATCTTTTGAACCTCAACCTTTCGGACAATATCCGGCGCCATTGATTAAAAAAGACGGCGGCGGATACATGGGAGTTGATGAGGTTATTCGCCGGATGGATATTCCAAAATTGGATGATAGTTTGATCAGCATTAATTTTCTTACCGGGTTGATTGAGAAAGCGACCGCGGCGACTGCCATTGAAAAAGGCGTGCAAGAAAAAGGCCAGGCGACAGCTTTTGAAATCAACCAGCTGGTGCAAAAATCGGCCGAACGGATTGTTTCGATGGCTAAGTTTTACCGCCGTGCGTGGAAAGAAAAGGCCTGGAAGTGGCTTGAAATTAATATCGCCAATGCGGACGAAGAAAATCCGATTAAACTTTTTAAAAAATCTTACGATGGTAATTGGTATACCAAAGAAGTTAAACCAGGCGATTGGATTTCAAAGAAAGGTTATCGCGTTCGGGTTCAATCGAGTTCTGAACAGCAAACCGAGGATGGCGATATGGTTAAAAAGATGATTGCGGTTAAACAGCAAATGCCGGAAAATCAGGCCTTGGCAAGAATTGTGGCAAAACGCTTGGTTGATTATTTGAAATTAACGCCCGATGAAATCAAGGAAATTGAAAAAGAAATAGAGCAAGAAGCAAAAGAGCAAGAAGAAAAAGGATTACCTCCACAAATTGGTGGTGTTTTGGCTACTGCTAATATGCAACAACAATTGGCAATGCAGGAATTGATGCCACAACAGCCAGCACCTGGTCAACCAGGACAGCCTTCTGGTGGACAACCATCAGCTAAGAAAAAACCAGAAGCATCTTCTGCGTCTTCTTCTACTAAAAAACCACCACCAAAAAAGAAATCGGTAGCTAAACCGAAACCGAAAGAAAAATCTAGTCC